CTCGATTTTGTTTTTAAGCACGTCTAAGACGGTTGTAGCCATTATTGGCCTCGGTTGTTATTGGAATCTTGCATAGTCTTGAGTAAATCAAGATCTAGTTTTGTGTTGTCTTTCCTTCTATCTGCGGCAAGTTTAGCACCTGCCTTTTGAGCATCTATCTGCAACTCTTGCTGCTTGATAGCCAGTTCAGCCTGATCCATCTGAGCATCTTGCATATTTTCTTGCGCTTGTAACTGTAGCTTAGCTTGTTCGATCTGGGCATCTGCCTGATCTTTAGCCGCCTTACGCTGCACTTCTTGCTGCTTGATCTGCAATTCGGCTTGCTGCATCTGCACCACAGGGTCTTGAGCCTTCTGCTGTGCTTGCTGCTGCGCTGCTTGTTGTTGATTTTGCTGCGTAAGTTGCTGCCCAGCTTGTGCCATGAGACGGGCCAGATTGACCTCCATATTCTCTGGTAGCTCGGCGTTTGGGTTGGGTAGCGGTGCGCCCAGTTTCTCTTCCATATCCTTGCGGTACTTAAACCCAAGGTGTTCCGCTATGTGCGCCTGCAATGCAGCAGCAATACGCTGTGCTTGAGGGTTCTGCCCAATAGTCGCTGCAACCATCGGATCTTTTAAGAACGACTGGTGTGCTGCCATATGAGCTTCATGGTCTTGGTAGATAAATGCCTTCATAGGCTTACCGTTCAAGGCGTTCATGTTCTCACTAACAGGGTCAGTCGGACGTATGTCGTCTGTTGTTGGGACTAGCTTGTCAGCGTTCTTGACCCCCAACACCTCTATCATCTGCCTGTGTAGCTGCGGCAGGTCGTAGATCTGAGGTGCTGATTGTGCCATCTGCAATACCGCTTGGTACTGCACAACACGCTGGGCCATCGTAGAGCTATTCGGGTCACTGACTGGAATGACATCAACTGCCATATAGTCCATAACGCGAGCACTTACTTCGCCACGCATCGGTTCGTAGGCATACTCTTCTGGCGCATGTTCAGCCATGATAGCCTTGAGCAGCTTAAATTCCTGCTTCATGGCATAGTGAACACGGGCCTGTACAGCAGCCATAGGCTTGAGCGTACGCTCCAACAGGGCCAGCGTGGTACCCACAGGGGCATTTGCCGACATATCAGAGATGTTCATGTCACTGATAGCGCCCAGACGACGACCTTCGTTTGTAATCTGGTTGAGTAGGGCTAGCAGAGTCTGGCTTGGCTCTTTGTATGGGAGCGGCATGATGTTGTCGCGGATGCTACCTGACGGCACATCTACATCCTTGAACTCTCCCGGCTCAATCGGTGTGTCATCACCCTTAATACGTAACCCACGAGCTTTCAGACCCCCCGGCAGGTTAGCTAGCGTGCCAGCGTCCACCAGTTGTCGTATCAGCGACGTTCCGGCTTTAGCGTACCCCCCTATTATGTGTATCAGTCCAAGGCCATAGAATCCAAATCCGGGCACATATACATAATGTACGAAATGTTGACGCTTCAGCATCAACGGATCGTCAGGGTTCCAGTTTCGGCGTATGGCAAGGATTTCGTTCGTGCCACGCTCTAGCGTTACGACGTACGGCTTGGCGATCTCATCCTCGTCATCGTCAATACCTTCGATGACCAGATCCGCATGTACTTCATATAAAGAGTAGCGGTCATCGTCTGTTAGTGAGTACCCACCCTCTTCAGCCTTACGCTCTTCTATATCGGTGTGGTACGTCTGTGGCTCGCCTAGCTCTACGTCTCTGTAGAACCCACCAGCCTGTAGCTTTCTCAACTCGTTCTTAGTCTTACGCATGATGTGCGTAACACGTTCTGCCGTTTCAATATGTGAGGCACCGTAGGGCACAACCACATCTTCGGCGGGTATGTACACAGCGGTCTGTCGGCCTATGTTCGGGTCAAAATATACCTTCTTAAACGCACTGCCAGCCAAGCCAAGGCTGTACAGCAGGCGCTCATGCTCTGGTCTGTACTCCACCATGCGCTCAGTGAGTTCGTAGTTCATATCCGCTTTTACGCGGTTTGCTGCTTCTTCCTTGTCCTTATCTTCTACGCCTATGATCTTGACCTTTACAGGCCCAGCGGCTGGGAATGTCTCAGACATGGTTTCTGCTTGGAAGCGTATGGCAGCTTCAGCAAGCACTGTGGAGTACACGCCACACGCGCCTTCCCACGGATCAGTGCGCTCTTCGTATTTAAAGCCCAGTACGTCCAGACCTTTAACAAAACTATCAGCCCAGTCTTTACGGCTGGATATGTCAGAATCTACAGACCCTACCAAGCTATCTGCTAACTCGTTAAGCACACCCTCGTCCAGTGCCTCTGCCAAGTTAGCGTCAAATGACATTACGTCACCAATACCAGCGTCAGGAATTATGGTGATCTCAACGCTACCATCATCTAATGTCACCATCTTCGGATCGACAATCTCAATCTCCAGACCGGCAGTCTCGTCGTCTTCTATGCCCTGTGGTGCAGCGTATAAACCTTTTTCTATAGCCATAATCTGTCTCTAGTAGAAGCCGCTCCGCCGCGACTTAAAGTATCTTTGTTCTTCAGGCTCATCTGTCGGCAGTCGTATAAACCCGCCTTGCCTGAAGCGCATAAGTGCCATGACTGTAGAGTCAACCAAGTCATCATGGCTCATAAACGGAAACCCAGCAATCTCCTCAACTACCTCTTCCGCCCACCGTGTGGGAGGTACCCACACCAAACCAGACGCTACAATATCAGATACTGAGTTCAGACGTGCTAACTTATCACCTGATCCCCTGTGAGGGGTATACTCCGAAACAGGCAGTCCCATACGCCTCATCTCTTGGTACAGCGCCGTACCCGATGACTTCTTTTCCACGATGAACGCATCGGGTTCCCACTCACTGTACTCCTCCAGCGCCAAGTCTTTCAGCTCTGGGAACTCCAACCGCTTCTTTATACTGTTAAGCAAGATGATGTGGTAGGCGTCATACTCGTCGTGCATGAACACGCCCCACGTAGTCAGTGCCGTAAAGTCAGCACGGTTGTGTTTTTCTGCCGCTGCGTCCAGCGACATGATTATGTACTCGCATGATGGTGGATTATCCTGATCCCATATGTTCCACCACTCCCGCTTGACCAGCGCAGCCTCTTCCGCTGTAGGTGTCTGCTGATACTGCGCGTTCCACTGGAATGTCGGCATGGATGCCTTAGTCCGCAGCAGTGCCTCTAGGTCAAAGAACTCAGGCCAGAGGGGTTTTTCTATAATGTCATTAGTTTCTTCGTCCTCGACCTCCAGTATCGCAGGAAACTCGACGATCTCGTACTCATCTGCCCTTTCATTCTGCGTCATGTCACGTACAACACGCCCAGTCAGGTCATCCATGTGCCATCGGGTCTGGATTATGGCTACACGGCCCCCCGGCATCAGACGAGTACGCGCTCCAAACGTAAACCACTCATATGCTTTCTCGAAAACAGCGAAATTGCCGTTGATTACGTCTTGTTCTGAGTGCGGGTCGTCAATTAATAGTAAATCAGCACCACGACAATCCAGTGCAGAGCCAACACCACACGCATAATACTCGCCGCCGGAGTTGGTGTTCCATCTACCAGCCGATTTTGAGTCGCTTGCAAGCTGTACAGTGGAGAAAATGGCCTGATAGGCGTCTGTAGAGATGAGATTCCGCACTTTTCGACCAAAATCTACAGCCAAGTCGGTGGTGTGCGACACCATCATAACTTTTTTGCCGGGATTTCGTCCTAAAAACCACGCTGGAAAGAAAATAGAGACGAGTTGAGACTTACCGTGGCGTGGTGGGATGTTCACACAGATGCGATCCTTCCTACCCTTCTCAATATCCATCAACATGTCAGCTAACATGCGGTGGTGCTTGCCCACAATGTAGTCTGGCTGCATGCGTTTGCAGAATTCTATCAGGTCATCGTACGCCGCTTGGTTAGCCTGCCGTGCTGCAAGCTCATCGACGATGCGATTTATCTCTACGACCTCATTATCAGAAAACGAATCAAGGTTATCCAGCATGTTCTGGACTTCTTCTTCGCTGAAGTCGGGAACGGCCTCAATCATCGTATTCTTCAAGACCGAATGTCTCTTCTATATTCAACACTGAGCCATCAAGCACTACATCTTCGTAGTCGCCCTCGGCTATGTCGTCTACAGGCTGTACCAGCTTCTCCAACTTACCTCGTAACTTGTTACGTAGGTCTTCCGTAGACTGGTGTGTAACCGTGACTTCTGTCTTCTCCGCGAACAAACCTACGTCTGAGATCTTACCCAGAAGTTCCAGCGCACGTATGCGTATGCGTGGGTCATCGTTCTCTGACTCCAACAGCAGTTTGTTGGTAACTAGGTATCTGATCTGCGTTGCACTTTCTGCAACAGAATGTCCGAACTCTTGCAGGATGTTGTTGGTTAGAACAATAGAGGCAGGGGTAAGTTTCGCCGCCTTCTTCGCAGTAACCTTCTTAGAAGTTTTTTCAGGATCGTCAGCGTAAGCGATAGCAAGTCTCGCAGCGGTGTCTTCATCTTCTACCGTAGGCTCTAAATCTAATCCATGTTCAGCTAATTGCAACGCCGTATTGCACGCAGCCTCCGCACGCTCCTTCAAATCTACATTGGGTACGTCCTCCGCAAGGGGTACACCGATTTCAGGTTCGACGAACAAAGTCATAGGCACAGATTGTATCGCTGGCTAGTAGCCGTTGGCGCGAATATACACCAAAAACCACGGGGTATAACGAAATTTTTTTTCGGGGGGACTTTTATTATTGGGGTGGGGGGTTTCCTGTGTGGAGATTAG